CGCTACAAAGACAGTTGACCACGGCGAACAATGGCTCGTGGGAGGAGTATGCGCTGAATGACCGTCACGCCTAAAGATATCTATGACGCGTATCCCGGGTCGGACCTATTGGCACTGTTTCCGCCAGAAGAAAACGAAACGTTTGCCGCCTACAAAGAACGCATGGGTGGGCGCGAAGGCATTCTCGATTGTGGTGACACGCTGTTCGCTTTTTTGTTATTTGAAGCGGCAGACGAGTCCGCCAATCCCGATGAAGTAATCCGCCGCTTTGATACGGCGGTTTCTGATATAGAACAAGTTGTTACAAAACTAGCTCTCAAATTTGATAAGGAAGAAGACCAATGAGCGATTACGCAAACAAGATCGAACAAGCCGCTGTCACACTGGCCGACGCCGTCGTCCACGAAATGGAGCTGGAAGACAACCGGCACGTCGTCAAGCTGAACGCCATCGAGTACATCATGGGCAGCGGCGACAACAAGCTGACCGGGAAGCCGCACAGCTTTTCCAGCGCCGAAGCGCTGGTCCACACCGACGATAGCTACGCCGCGCACCTCACCAAGTTGCGGCACGCCGCCCGCGACCGTATTCTGGCCAAGGGTCGCTACGACGCTGCTGTCGCTGCCGCCCGTTTGCAGGAGAACATCAATGCTTGACGACAATGACACGCACCACACGCATACAGGCGTAGAAGAAGTCCGAAATCTGGCACTGCACGGCTTTCACCGATTTCTTGAAAAAATGTGCGAGGAAAAACTGCCGCAAATGACCGAGCACATGAAAGAGTTTTTATCTACGCAAGAAACAATTAACATCATCAAAGAGCACTGTAATATTGTTACAGAGCATGAATTCGGAATCGGCGCCGACACCGAAACTGAGTACAAACAGAAGATGCTGAAAATGATGCACGCGCTTGGCGAGCGCATTATGTCAAATGTACTGCACGCCGGCGTAAAGCGCGGTTTGCTTGACGCTGAATTCGACATCGATAAGGGCGCATTTGCGTTCTCGATCACAGAAAAGGGCAAAAATCTTGGAAAACTCCTCGACGAAATCGGCAGAGATGGTGGTACCGCTGGAGGCGATTAAAGCGTGGATTAAAGAGTTTGAGCAAATCCAAAGCAAGTATCGTTCGTTCGGCGCAAATGACACAGAACCAGATGGCGTATTTCAAAGCTTGCTGGATGCCGCCGTACACGGTAAAGGCCCAGCAATTCCGAGAACAGGCGCTGGCTGGGATCTATACACCAGTAGTATGGATTGCACAGAAGCTGCAAATGCCATGCACGACGCTGCGTTAGTCGTGGTGCGGAATATCGAAGCCACGCCAATTCGCGACATTGCGATAGTAAAAGAATATCTGCGCAACTACTGCTGGCGGATCTACTAGTAGCCCATATACCGGCCGCTAATTGCGTCATCGGCCCAGTCGTTATCGTCGATGCGCTCCGCGGCAGCCTGTCGTGGCGTAATCCGCGCTACGCCGGCAATAGCGGCAAAGTTGGGCCACGCGTCATTGATGTGCCAGAGCGCAGCGCAGCCAAGATTCACGGCCTGTGCAAAGTCGTCGGTGAGAAGCGTGTTCCGGGTAATGGTATAAATATCACTACTGGTTCGGGAGTCCGCTTTGTTTTCGACAAGCGCCAAGAAGTCAGAGATTAAACCCGGCATATCCTGCGACGCCCAGTCGTACTGAAAAAACCGGACTTGTTTCAGTTTGATAGCTTGGCAGGTGTACAGCAGCGATCTAGTCTTGTCGATACTGTAATGGGCGCGGTGATTAATCTCGGTCGGCGGTTTGTACACCAGCAGATCCTGCGCCGCCGACCGAACAAGCCGCATTGCCATGACGCGGTCAAGATTAAACCCGGCTTGAACCATTACTGTCTCACGGACAGTGCCGGCGCCTGTGTAGTCATGCGTCACGAAGTCGCACTTGAAGAAGTTCGACCACTTCATGCACTCCACGGCTTCGGCCAAGTGATCGCCGCCGATAAGTAGCCGCTTGGACCACAGCACGTCGATTGTGCCGTCTGGGCGGAAACCCATTGCGGTGAGCACAGTGAAGCTAATACCAGCTTCGCCGCCGCCGCCCCAGTCAATGGCTAGAATGCGGTGCTTGTAGTCTGCCAAGTTTTTGTAGCACTTGGGATCGGGTTCTTTCTTGTTTTCCCAGTCCAGCACACACGCAGCCTTCAAATCCGTTTCGCTGATGAGCTTCTGCCCGGTGTCAACGCTTTCGCCCATGACTTCGTTGTAGAACTGGGCTTGGGTCATGTTGCCATACCCCTCCCGTTTTAATAACAAAGTCGACCACTTTTCCGGGTCGGCAAAGTGCAACGGCAGAATAATCTGCGGAACGTGGTAGCCAGCAAACTGCCAGCGGCGCTCGGGGTATCTATGCACCCATCGCCCGTGCCGCGGGTTGATCGGCTTGCGGCATTTCGCGCAGACAGTGCCCGGGTGCTTCTCGCTGATATGAATGCTGTAGTCGCCGATCATGGCGTCAAGATCATGCTCAAGCGCTGGGATGTTCCAGTGCTTGCATGAATCACAAGGTATAAACCATTCGGCTTGCGATGAGCGCTTGTATAATCCGTAAATTAAGTTGTCGAGGGTCTTCGGCGTGCCCGTGTAATAACTAGTGCCCCAGCGACTATACGACATTGTTTCTTGAATGATAGGTACATGGTCTGGGTCCATGTCCTGAACCTCGTCGATGCACACGCGGTCAGCAGACACACCGCGGACTCTATCGGCATCGAGCAGCGCGAAACTGAACAACATCATTGAGTTGTTCTTGAACGAACGCTGCAATACAGAATTCTCCGTACTTGTACCGCTCCACTGCGATTTAATCGGAGACAGGTCAATAAACGGACGTACGTAGTTGTTACTAAACCTTCGCACCTGCTCAAACCGAGGAGTGATATACAATGTTTTGAAAAACGGCACAGAGTTGGCGAACACTACGCCATGCGCCGCGAGCGATGTCGATTTTGATACCTGACGCCCGGTGCACCACACTTGGTTTTTCGGTGTCAAGACGCGGAATAAAGGCGAAAAAGCGAAATGGTCCTTAATAGTGTACGGGCGACCATTAAGATTCAGTACAAGCGGAAGTAATGGTTCAAGGGACGGGAACGCGTGCCGCCCCGCCAACTCCCGCATGACGGCTGCTTTAGCGTGTACAGACGCTTGATCAGTCGCGTCGATTGACAGAAGATCGTCGATAAGAGCTTGAATACCGGCTGTCGGTATATCAAGCGCCTGCTTTTTATCCAGCGAGGACTTACCTCGCACTATTTTTGGTGCCATATGCGTAAATATAGACACGCGAGAAATCGCGTATATTCAGAAGCCAATGAGCCGGAACTGCAATGGGTGGAAGATAGCTGCGGCATTCTAGGCCAATTTGCGGTGCTGTACGTCCAAATGATTGTATGCGGCCTGTGTGAAATCGCCTACAGTCTTTGGCTTGCGTGTGTGGGGGTTGTCACTTTGTTCAACAAAACAAAACAACGGCCCAAAGAAATACCGCAACAGATTACGGTATTTGTGTTGCCCCCGCAGCCCCGCACCGCAATTCGCGCGAAGCAAAAGCGGCTGCCGTATATCACTGTGAAGGCGTTGCCGCCACAGTAACTACAACCCACGCAACTGCAACGGTATACTAGACGGTGAGCCGCTGCAGTTTAAGGAGCAAATTATGCCACAGATTGGCCGATCAGCAAAACTGTATCAAGAACGCCGACAACCAATTTTCCAGAGCACATTGCGTGGTCCGGGTCCCCGCGTTTATCTACCGGATAACGCAGTTAACCATTTAAACCTCGAACCGCCGTACGCCGACGCGCAAACTACACAACAAAGCTGCACACCGGCAGATACGGGTAGAACGCGCGTATGGCCATTTGGCGATCAGTACGCAGAATGACATTTAATGTCTCCCGAATTCAACGTAACGCATACTGTTTTCATGAGTATTGCCGCTGCGTTATTAGTTAGCGCTGCCGTTAATTATCGCGCTATGGGCATCAGCGGCTTTATTGTTGTCGGTTTTGTGATCTATTGTATGTCTGCTGCTATGTCCGGGTTTCGGCAAGGCGAACAAGAAGCCGCACAAAAACTCAAACAAGCCCGCAGAAGGAAAAGAAAAGAGCTGCCATGATTTCATACTTTGACTTTTTTGCTGTTGTATTTGCAGCTGGCGCGGTCATCGAGGTGTGGCATAAGGGTTCAATTTTTGCGTTGATGCGCGCCTACACTCAAGCATTGCAGGACGTCACGCCGCACAACACGCTTAAAGGCTACGTGCTCGAATGGATTGGATGTCCATTTTGCAAGTCATATCACATACCTATCTACCTGTTTTTGCTGCTCTTGGCAGGGAACTGGGTAGGCGGTATTCTGGGCGGCGCGATAAAACTCGTGATCTACGGTCTTGCGGCAACGCGGCTCGGCAATATCATTGACGGCCTGCTCCCAGAACGAATGCGATATACCCAATAACAAGGACAAGCATGGACGCCCAAGCCCAGCCTCAGACCGAAATTCCCGTCAGCCGTTTGCCGTTCGACGCAGAATTCATCAAAAAAACTGAAGAGTTCTGCGTTGACGTCCTGCGCACAATTCCAGAACTCCACGGAATTGCTATTATTCCTGTGTGGGAAAACAAACCAGAAAAAATGCCGGCCGGTCTGCTGCAATTACGCAATACACAGCCGCCCTATTACGTCAGCCTCATCACTCTTTTGGGGCAGTTAGCCAATTTTAGCGGCGAAGTCCATAAAGATCTCGTCGGGCAGCTGAAATTCTTCCAGCATTACGCTGTTGAACTGCACACCAAGATTCAAGAACACACTGAAGAATTGAACAAAATTGCAACAACCCAAACCAATGACCCAGCCTAGCCGGACAAAACCGCGGACAACAAATATCGACGTTGCCGCTGATGCCAGCGCCGCGCTAACGCACTTGTTAGATAATCGTTTCGCCAATATGGATGCGGGCGAAGTGCGCGCAATATTAGAAGCCGCGTACCCAAATGCCCCGCAGACCAATGACCAAAATGTGTGGACCAGCGAACAACTGCTAGATATTTTTGAAATCTCGCATTTTGAGCCGCCGTATGTCCACGTTATACGAAAAGCAGACGCCGTACGCGGCACTGTGCTCTTCGTTGCTGCGCCGAGATTTTATTTTGCATTTCAACCCGTAAAGGATTGATGATGACAGAAGAGCGGCATGAATACGCCAGCGGCGCTGTCCGCAGCGCAGACTGCGATACCGTTCGATACGATCTGATTTCGCCAATTGGGCTGCATGCGCTGGCCAAAACGTACGCCGAGGGAGCCGAAAAATTCGGCGCCCACAATTGGGAAAACGGCATGCCAGTGAGCGACCTGCTAAATCATGCTATTGCCCACGTGTACAAATTTTTAGCGGGCAACCAAGACGAAGACCATCTGGGTCACGCCGCGTGGAATATTCTGGGTGCCATACACTCGTTAGAAAAATGGCCCGAACTCAACACAGGCCGCCTGCGCGGACCCAACTGTCAGATTCCTGACAACGATGTTGTGCTGACAACTAGCGCCCCAATAGATGCGCCGCGCGACAAAGTTGTCGGCAACCAATAACCCTGATTTACGGGCAGTTTACGTAAATTCTATCGGGGTGTTGATTTTTGATTTTTGCGGCGTATTGTGTATTTAGCCGCATGGATGCCCGAAAAGTTTTGGGCGCGGTACGACTGGAGATAAAAATGCCAAAGAAAAGCGCTGAAGCTTTCACAATGTCAGAAAACATGTGGGGAAAGCCACTCGCGTCGTCAGTGCGGCAAGCAACTGACGACAAAAAGAAAAAGGTCACACGGATGCAGACCGAAGATGATGATGCTGTCGACTCGGACGTCGATGATGAGTTGGAAGACGGCGACGACACTGAAGAAGTGACCGTTACCGACGAAGATGACGACGAACTTGTTGCCGAAGAGGCTGTGGCCGAAAGCGACGAGTCCGGCGATGACGATGCCGACGAAGAGTTTGACGAGGAAGATGAAGAGTCCGACTCGGATGACGACACCGTCGCAGAAACGGAAAATGAAGTCGCCGCCACCGTGGACGACGACGAAGAAGATGCGCCGGCTACAACCGGAGCCAAAAACAGGAAGGTAGTTATGTCCGAGAAGAAAAGTGGTGCTGATCACATCCGTGATGAAATTGAAAAGCGTAAGCGCGCTGGTGATTCGATGCGCGGCGTTGACATTGTGGCGGCGCTGGCCAAGCGCAAGATTGAAGTCAGCCCGGCGCAAGTTAGCCAGCTTTTGAAGAAGGCTGGTCTGGGCGGCGCTCCGCGCGGCAAGAAGGTTGCCGCCGGCGTCGAAGAAAAGAGCCGGATTGCCGGAAAGGCGAAGCGCCAGCCCGCGGCCGCGCCGCCGCGAGCCACGCCCAAGCGGCCCGTCGTGACTGGCGGAAAGTCGACCACGCTGCCGATGGCGCAGCTGACGGCTGCCGGTGCGTTTCTGGCCGCGTGCAACGGCTGCTACGAGACGGCAGAAGAGATTCTGTCGACCCACAAGCAGCTGGGCAGTGTTTACGCTGTGAGCCGCTAAGCTCATCTCCCTGTCTACCCGCTCAGCCGCCTTTGGCCTGCCCCGCACTGATAAAGCGGCCAGCATACCCCAAAGGCGGCGGCGGGCTAGATATCTTTATCGCGCGGATCTTCTGTCCGCCGCATCGCGATTCACGCTTGAATCGCTTAGGAGTTCTTATGGCTACAGCCGTATGCCCCACCGAGCCGGCAGAGACGTGTGACCGCGTTTTTCCCGCTGGCACCATCAAACGAATTCACGTTAACCAGCACATCATTCGCCGCAACAAAAAGACTGGCGACAAAGCAGCCGTCACAACTATTCAGTGGCGAAACAAATCGTATCGATGCGCCAAAGTTGAGATTCGTGGGCCGTCAACGGTTTTTTATTCGCCAGACAAACCGCTGAGTTGCGGCGCCCATGTCTGGGTTGAAACAACTGCACTAGTGATAGGCCACGCATGAGTTACACCGACGCAGAACACGAATTAGACAAAGAACGCATCTTGACCGCGCTCGACAAGCTGAAGAAGTTGAGCGAAGAGTACAAAGACATTATTGCTATCCCGGAGGTAGTTACGCTCCACGATATTACAGAGTATCGGTTGGACACACCTGCCGGACCGAAACAATTTAAAGTCGCTTATAACCGCGCAACAGCTGTGGATGTTCTGCAGTGTTTCGCCAAAAACGATTACATCGAGCCAGAACAGTTTGAATGCACCATCGTTTTTGCGCTTCAAGACCCCTTTAGAACAAAAAGAAAGTAACAATGTCGCACATTGTCCAGATCAAGACTGAAGTGAAAGATGCCGACGCCGTGCAGGCCGCTTGCCGCCGGCTGGGGATTGAGGCTGCCACGACCGGCACGTTCAACGTGTTTGGCGTTCAGCGCACAGGGCTTGGTGTCAAGCTGAAGGACTGGAATTATCCAGTCGTTGTCAATCTCGCTACCGGCGCACTGGATTACGACAACTACAACGGCTCGTGGGGCAAGCAGGAAGAACTGGACCGGTTCCTGCAGGCGTACGCGGTCGAGAAGGCCATCTATGAGGCCCAGAAGGGCGGCTACTCGGTGTACGAGGAGACGCTGGACGACGGTTCGATCAAGCTCAACATCAGCGTGGAGGGTTTCTAAACATGTCAAAGACTATCCAGATCACCATCAGCCCCAAGGGCGAGACGAAGATTGAAACCAGCGGCTTCTCCGGCAGTTCGTGCCAAGACGCCACCCGTGCGCTTGAAGCCGCGCTGGGCGCCACGACGAGCGAGACGTTTACCGGTGAGTATTACACCGCGACCAACGACCAGACGAACGAAATCCAGAACTAACCTGAAGGGAACAAATGGCACTCGATAAAGATATCAAAGAGCTGGTCTGCGCTGGCTTCTCCGGCATCTGGGTAGAAACGCTGGAGTGCGACGATGCAATCGCGTCTATCCGTAAGATGACGGACGCCAACAAGTGGAGCTTTGAACTGTGGGACATCGACCGCCAGCTGTATTCTGGCGCGGTTCCGGCTCCGAGCCCGCTGCACCCGTTGAAGTATCTGACCCAGCTGGCCGAGAGCACGCCACCCAACTCGCCGCCCATGGTGATGGTGCTGAAGAACTTCCACCGGTTTCTAGCAAACCCCGAGGTGCTGCAGACGCTCGCAAACCGGGCTGCCTTGGGCAAGGGCATCGGCCAGTATATCGTGATCGTGTCGCCTGTTCTGCAGCTTCAGCCCGAGATCGAGAAGCTGTTTACGGTTGTGCACCACGAGCTGCCCGATACCGCGCAGCTGACCAAGACCTGCAACGATCTGGTCAATGACGACCCGGCGTTCGCCAAGCCGACCGAGGCTGAAGTGCAGGCGGTTGTAGACGCTTCCCGCGGTCTGACCCGGCAGGAGGCCGAGAACGCGTATGCGCTCTCGTTCGTCCGTAACAAGAAGCTGTCGGCTGACGTGATCTGGAGCATCAAGGCGCAAACGCTCGAAAAGAGCGGCACTTTGACTCTGTATCGCGGCGACGCCAACTTCCAGAACCTTGGCGGGCTGGATAACCTGAAGCAGTTCTGCCTGCGCGCCATGCGCCGGCAGGGCGAGAAGAACGTCGACAAGCGACCCAAGGGCGTTCTCCTGCTGTCGCCTCCGGGCTGCGGCAAATCCCAGTTCGCCAAGGCGCTTGGCAACGAAGTGGGTCGGCCCACGGTAATGCTCGACTTCGGCAGCCTGATGGGCAAGTTTGTCGGCGAGTCTGAGGGCAACATGCGCCGAGCCCTCAAGCAGGTCGACGCCATGGCACCCTGTGTTCTTTTTGTGGATTGAATTCAGTCCCCTGATTTGGCAACAAATCAGCGCAAAGCCCTTTAATTGCAAGAAACTCCTCAGCGTAAGCCGGACAACTTGCAGCCAAGCCAAGTAATAATACACTTGGAAGGTTCAACGACTAGATCGAAAGATCGTAGGGCCCAAGTGGGCTCGAAACGGGGGCCTTGTAGTAGAGTTTTGAAATGTGGTCAAAAAAATACTCCTGCTGCCAAACATGCGCAAAAACAGAAAAACCGCATATGGCAAAAGGACTGT